CATTATTTTGATACAAAGCAAATAGCATCTAAACTGAAAATATATTCTAAGAGTAATAAACCAGCTCAGATGGCTGTTTGTGAGATTATTAAAAAGATAAAATTAGAAGAAAATGAAGTAAAAGGAGTTTGGGAAACGAATGGTTCTTGGACTGGTACTGTAAATAAATATACAAAGAGTGTAATAGATAAGGTTAGAACTTGGATAGAGGAGAATAATAGACCAGCTAAGATTGAAGGTGAAAAGAAGAATTTTCATGTAGTGTATAAGATTGAGTAAATTTGATTGTATTAAATAGTTTAGTTTATTTTTGGGGGATTAATACAATGTATGAGAATTTACTTAAGGAGTACAATTTAAAAACTGATGAAGATGTAGAATACTTTGTAAAGTTTGCTACATTATTACATAAATTAAAACAGGACAATGAAGAAAAATTTCAAGAGTATGCAGAGATATTGAGAGGTATTCTTAGAGAACAAGAAGAGAGAAAAAATAAGTAAATAAATAGATAAAGCACTTGGATATTATGATGTTTCAGGTGCTTTGTTTGTAAAAAAATGGTATAATGGAAATAGAGAATTATATTAACAATGTGGTATGTAAATAATGAATTTTGAGAATCTACATAGGATTGAACTACTAATTTTATATTAACTATGTGGTATGTAAATACTAAATTAGAGGTCGAGAAGGCTATTGAATCAAAAGGTTTTATATTAACTATGTGGTATGTAAATTTTTGTAAATTGAAGAATTACTTTTAGTTCTTAATTGGTTTTATATTAACTATGTGGATTCAAAATTAAATAGAAAAAAGAAGCACTTACTTAAATAGTAGGTGCTTTTGTTTTGCTTATAGCTTTTCATCATCTTCATATTCCATAATATCGCCTGGTTGACAGTCTAAAGCTTTACATATTTTATCAATAACATCAAGGGAAACATTTTTATTTGAAGATAATTTTGCTATTGTGGTAGAAGAAGCTCCTATTTTTAATCTTAGCTCTTCTTTAGTTATACCTCTTCTGTTTAGTAAGTCAATTAGTTTAAAAAATTTTATAGACATGTTAATACCTCCTGTATATTTATATAATACTATATATCTTTATGAAAGTAAAGAAATGTTTATTAAAATAAATAAAAACTATTGACATTATTTACTAAATAATTTATTATTAGAGTATAAAGATAAAGAAATCTTTATAAAAATAAAGACAAAAAGGAATAAAATAAGGAATATTCTCTCTCGTCAAAGTTTAAATATTCCTTATGACATATAACTAATATGTAATATAATTATATGTCATTCCTTAAAAAAAATCAATTAAGGAGTGTATTTTTATGAACAATCTAGTACTAATTAACAATCAAGAGTTGCAAGTTAAAGAGTTTAATAATCAAAGAGTAGTTACATTTAAAGAAATTGACAGAGTACATGAAAGAGTAGAAGGAACAGCAGGTAGAAATTTTAGAGAGAATAAGAAACACTTTATAAAAGATGAGGACTATTTTTATTTAGAAGGAAAAGAATTATCAACAATTAAACAGACAACGAATTTCGTTGGCAGTAATGCAAGAGAATTAATCTTATTAACTGAAACAGGTTATCTAATGTTAGTAAAATCTTTTACAGACGACTTAGCATGGAAGGTACAAAGACAATTAGTAAATAGTTATTTTAGAGTTAAAGAAGAAATAAAAACATTAGAAGCAGTAAATGAGTCAATTAAATTAATAACTCCAATTTTTGAAGATTTGAAAATTGATAAAAGTATGCAATTTCTTGTTGCTAAGACATTTTTTAAAAAAGCAGGAGTTGATATTCCACTTGAAATTGAAGAAAAGGAACATTTTTATGATACAAAGCAGATTGCAAGAAAATTAGGACTTTACACAATGTCTAATAAACCAGCATTTATGGCAGTTAAGCAAATTATAAGAAAGCTTGATATTAAAGAAGATGAAATGAAAACAGTATTAGAAACGAATGGCAATTGGACTGGTACTGTAACAAAATATTCTAATAAGGTTACAGAAAAGGTCAAAGTGTGGTTGAAAGAAAATAATAATCCCATTTCTGTTAAAGGAGACAAGAAAAACTATTATATATTGTATAAAAATAATTAGATTTTAGTTTTGAGTTTGAGGGGGATTAATACAATGTGTAAAAGTTTACTTGATATATGTGGTTCAAATGATATAGATAGATTCATGAAAACTGCTATTATGCTAGAACAATTAGAAGAAATAAATCCAAAGAAGTTTCATGAATTATTAAATATAATAGATGAACTTTATGAGAAACAACAAAAGGAAAATAATAATTAAATAATATATTAAATAAAAAACACTTGCTTATGGTAGGTGTTTTTTGTTGAAAGAAGGTAATTATGATGTAAAAAGTAACAAATAGGTAAAATATGTAAGAATTATATGATATAATAATTGTAGCAAGAAGATGTAATCTACAATTTATAGAGTGGAGTTCATACAAAAGATTATCCTCCCAACGTATAGAAGGGAGGTGAGTATGTATGGATAATTTTTTACAAAATGTACTAGAAAGGCTATCTGTTAGTTTAATAGTTTGTCTAGTTAGCAATTTACTTAAAAAACGTAAAAAACCACTCAAAGCTGGCACTAAGAGTGGTTGGGAATTTGATTTAAAAATCAGATTCCATAAAACTAAGTAATTTTCAAATTACGAACTCCACTCTACCATAAATAGATTGTAGTTCTTCTTGCTTTTATTATACCACAAAAAATTATAAATAAAACCGTTGTTTATATAAAATATTGTTTATAGTCAATAAAAATATGAAATTTTTATAACAAATAATAAAAACTTTATTATAAAACTATTAATTTATAAAATATCTATAAATGAGTAGATATTTTTTTACTCAAATTTCATTGTTTAAATAAAATAGAGGAAAGCACTTACGAATGAGTAAGTGTTTTTTTATACAAAAAATCAAAGAAGGTGAATTTATGGTAAGAAAACTGCGGTGTAATGTTAAAAAATACTTTAGAAAGGAAGTGATAACTTGGTAATAGACATATACCTAAAAAATGAAAAAGAAAAAATAGATTTCCATTTTCCAGTAAATCCACAAGATTCTTTATCTATAAAAAAAGAAAAAAGGTTTGAAACTGTAGATATAGTAAACTTAGGTGAATTTGATATAAAAAAAGAAGGGGAGAAGATAAGAGAAATATCATTTAAAACATTTCTGCCTAACTTATATGACGCTTCTTATTGCAGATACAGCGAGTTAAAAAATCCAATCGAAGTAGTGGCAACGCTTGAAAAATGGGTAGACCAAGCCGAACCTTTAAGACTTATTATAACTGGTTTTGGCTACAATGGATTAGTCACAATATCTAGTTTTAGCAATACTCAAACAGCAGGAAGAGAAGAAGATAGAGACATTGAGATAACATTTAGAACTTACAGAGAACTGAAGATAGAGACATTAAAAAAAGATACAAAAAGTAATACTAAAACAGATTTAAAAGATAATAGACCTAATACCCAAACTAAATCTAAAATATATACTGTTAAAGCAAGTGATACATTATATAAGATAGCTAAAAATCTTTTAGGTAAGGGTTCAAGGTGGCCAGAGATTTATAATATACCCGAAAACAAAAAAGTCATTGGTAAAAATCCTAATATAATTAAAAAAGGTCAAAAGTTGGTGATACCTAGTAAATGAAAATAATATTAAACGGGAAATATGATATTGCAAATTTCAATGAAGGAATAACTCTTTCAGAAGCTATAGACGGAGTTGCATATAAGATGGATGTATCATTAGTAGAACCTAAACAACTTAAAGATATAAATATTAAAAAAGGTGATAAAATAATTCTAATTGATATAGCATATGAGAGTAAAAAAGAAGAGACAATATTTGATGGAGTTGTATGGGAAACTAGAAGGAGTGAAAAGAGTAAGAAACTAACATTGTCTTGCAGAGAAAGAACAGTTTACATGGAAGAATCAGAGGAACAATATCAGTTTAAAGAAAATACAGCAACACAGAGAATTGAATATTACTGTAAGCAATGGAATATACCCTATTACAACTTAGCTAATACAGGGAAGAAACTTGCTAAAGTAATACATAAGACAAATATACTAGATATGATAAAAAAGGACTTAAAAGAAACAGCAACAAAAGGTGGAGACTTATTTAGAGTAAGGATGGATAATAAATTAAAATTATTCAAGCTTGGTACTAATGCAAATGTATATAAATTAGATAGTATATTAGAAGATGCTAACTTTACAAGTAGTTTTAATGATGCAGTAACAAGTGTAAAAGTTTTAGGTAAGAGTAAAGACGAAAATACAAAAGCGCCTATAATTGGGACATATAAAAAAGATGCTGATAAGTTTGGAACACTACAAAAGATTAAACAAGATGAAAAGATAAAAAATGCTAAAGAAGCTAAGAAAGCAGCAGAAGCAATGTTCAATAGTGGAGAGGAAACAATAAGTGTAGATTGTGCAGTAGATATAAATAGAATAAGAGCAGGTGACAAAGTAAGTTTAAAAAGTAAAGAATATTATGTTATAGATGTCACTCATACACTAGATTCTAGACCGAAAATGAAGCTGAATATAGGGTCTTTAGAATATATAAGGAGGAAATTTTATAATAATGACTGATGCTAGATTTAATGGAATTGCTAGAATATTGAAAGAAAATATGAATAAAAGTGTAGCAAATGGCACTTTTGGAATGGGTTGTGAACTTGCAGAAATAACAGCAAATGGATTAAAAGTAAATGGCTATAAAGATGAAATACAGGACTATCTAGTATTAGAGAATTTAACATTAAAAGAAGATTATTTTACTTTTTCAGATGAAGCTTTAAGTGGAGAATATAGACATAAGCATAAAATAGAAACTCCAAAGGAATTGAAGCCACTACGTATAGGCGATAATGTGCTAGTAGCTGTTATGGGAGCTGAATTTGTAGTAATTGGGAGGGTTGTAAATGCCAAACCTATTTCCTCAAAGTGAAACTTTTGAAACTGTAGAATTAAAAAATAATGATGAAAATGAATTGGACCTAAAGGGTTCTTTTTTATTTGATTTTGAAAAAGGTGAATTTGTTAAAAACGCAGATGGAACACTAAAAAAATGTGATAAGGTGCAGGCGTACAAACAATGGTGTCAAAAGGCTATATTAACACCTAGATACAAAAAAGCAGCTTATACAAACATTTATGGAAGTGAAATAAAAGACTTAATAGCTAGTAACTTATCTCAAAGTGCAAAAGAGCTTGAAATAACTAGATTAATAAAAGAAACTATTTTGGTTCATCCTTACACAAAAGAAGTAGGAGAGTTTAGCTTTAATTGGTTGGAGAATAGCAGGTTAGTAGAGTATGAATTTGATGTACTAACAATAGATGATGAAAATATAGTAATTGATGGCAATATAAAAAGGTAGGTGATTATATGGAAAGAGAGCTACCTATACCAGTATTTTTAACAGAAGATGAGGACTCTGTACATGAAAGGATGTTAAGCAACTTTCAAGATGTTTCTACATTAGAAGGTGACTTCATCTATGATGCAACAAGACCTACAGCAGAGCAGATAGCTGAATTAAAACAACTAGGATTACAAAATAATTTAAAGATAGCATTTCCTCAGACTTCTTATGGAACTTATTTAGAGTGGCTTGGTGAATGTAAAGGAGTATTTAAAAATCAACCAACTAAGGCTACTGGAGTTATTACATTTACAGGTGTACAAGGAACTATCATTACAAAAGGAACTATAGTAACTACTATTGCAACTGATGAAAAACAGAGCATAGAATTTGAGCTTCTTGAAACCAAAACTATAGGAGAAAATGAAACAGTAGATATTAAAGCAGAAAGTAGGATTGTAGGAACTATAGGGAATGTGTCTAAAGGTAGTATATCCGTTTTACTAGGTTCTATTAATGGTGTTAAATCAGTTACTAATAAAGATTTCAAAGGTGGAACAGATATAGAAGATGAAGAACATTTTAGAGAAAGAGTCCTTGTAGCAGAGCAAGAAGACAAACTTAGTGGAGCTAGTTCAGATTATATAAGATGGGCTAAAGAAGTAGATGGAGTTGGATATGCTTATGTAGTTCCCGAATGGAATGGAGCGGGGACAGTAAAAGTATTAATACTAGATAAAAATAGAAAAGCAGCAACACAAGAGTTAATAGACAAGGTTCAAGAATATATATATCCATTAAATATATCAGAAGGAGAAAATAGAGATGGGAAAGCTCCTATCGGTGCATTAGTTACAGTTGTAACACCTGACACATTACTTATTAATGTAAAAGCTAGTTTTATATTTAGTAACAGTTTTAATGAAGAAACAGTATTAAACAATCTAAAAACTAAGATAGATAAATATTTAGATAAGATTGATTTAGGGGGAACAGTTTCATACAATGCTATACAAGCGATAGTAGGTTCTATGATGTTGACAGATGAAGGTATACAAGACTTTTCTAATCTTACTATAAATGATGCAAAAGAAAATATAAAATTGCAAGACCAAGTGGTCGGAATAGGGGAAATAGTTAACGAGGTGGTTGGATGATAACTTCTAAAAAAGGTAAAGAAATGCTTCTAACATTATCTCCTATCTATGAACAATCTTTAGTTATGAACTCTATATATGAAGCTATAGGAAGCGAATTTGATAATCTAGAATTATTAAATAAAGAAATAGAGTTACAATTATTTCCTCAAACTGCTACATGGGGACTTGAATTTTGGGAAAATAGGGTAGGTTTATCTACTAATATAGATGAAGATATAGAAGCTAGAAGAAGAAAAGTCATTGCTAAGCTTCAAATGAAATATATTGTTAATCCTAACAGACTAGCAACTATAATAAAAAGCTATACTGGTACAGATGTATATATAAAAGAAAATATAGCTCCATACACTTTTAAAGTAACTGCTAATGTTGATGATGTTATTAATTATGAAGATTTCAAATATATAACAAATAAAACGAAACCCTCTCATCTTCATTGGATGCCTTCTTTTGCACTCAAATTTACAGATATAGAAAAATTTGAGGTAAAGATGATTAATCGAATATTTATAGATTTTAGAGGGAATATAAGTAATTTCTTAGATGGCATGTGGTTATTAAATGGTAGTAAAAACTTAAGTGCTTATATACTTTATAATGAGCCAATAAGCTTAAACATGAAAAATAAGTTATTTGTAAAAGAAAGTGAAGTATTTACAAATCTTAAAGTAATCATTAAAAAGAATTTATATTATTTAAATGGGCTAGAAATGTTAAATGGAAATAAACTGCTCAATGCAGAATTAAGAGAGGAAGTGTTATAAGTATGGCAAATGCAGTAACAACAGACATTGCAAGACAAAAAATGTGTAAAGCTCGAGCGGGTGATATAACATTACCTACTATAGTTAGCATGGCATTTGGAGATGGAGGAATTGGGAATGATGGAACTATAATAGCTCCACTTTCAAGTGATATAGCGTTAAAAAATGAGGTGTTTAGAAAAGATATAGAAAATTATGTATATCCAATCCCAACTACTTGCAGATATTCAACCACTCTATTAAAAAATGAAGCAGAAGGAAAAAACATAAATGAAATAGGTTTAATAGATTCTGATGGCGATTTAATTGCAATTAAATCTTTTGGAAATAAGTATAAAGACAGTGATATGGAAATGGTTTTTCAGATAGATGACGAGTTCTAGGAGGTGAATAAATGCCTAATGAATTAGATTTTAATAATGAGATTGAAGAATATTTAATAACTACACCAGCTCATGCAAATGAGTTTAATAATCGACAACAAAAATTGTTAGACAATGATAAATATTTAAATAATAAAATTGATACAACTAAAACAGAGTTAAATACTAGAATTGACACAGAAAATGAGAAACAAAATATTAAAATTGACCAATTAATCGCAGGTGGTTCAAATGTGGCATCTACTCAAATAATAACAATTGATGATTGGGTTGAGGATGCAGAAAATGGATTCAAAGCAACTGTAACACATAGTTTGTTAACACAGAGAATAGTTGTAAATATTATAGATGCTACTACAAAAGAAAATGTAGTTACAAACTTTAAAATTATAGATGATAATTCTATTGAGATTAGAAGTGAAACAAGGTCAGAATAAACGTTTATGTGATAAATGGAAATGCAGAAACTCATTTTATTAATGCAACTGTAGATGATAACAGAGTGTCTGAAATGACTACTTATTCATCTAAGAAAATAGAGGATTCTATTAGCAGTATACAGCTTATAGATACCAGTATAAGTATTACAGATGCTAATGATAGATTTACAAGTGATAAGTTAGATGGAGTATTAGAGGAAATAATGGTAGAAATAAGTGGTCAAAGAACTAAAGGAATAACTATAGTGAATAATTTAATAGATATGATATAAGCGAGGTGAAAATATGACAGAAAAATTAACTGAAAATGCTAGTTTAGGGGAACTTATGGCAGCATTAGAAAATGTACAAACTGATTTTCAAACTGGTAAAAATAATATATCTAGTGCATTGGGTAGTCCTTTTATTGGAACAGATAAATTTGGTACAACTAAAACAAAAATAGAAACATTAAAAAATGTATTAGTGGAGACGATTAATTCTAAAAATGTTTCAGCAACATCATCTGAAACATTTACTAATTTGATTGAAAAAGTTAACTGGATTTTTCAATCAATAGAAATTTTTTCTTTAAAAAATAGAATTCAAGCTACAACTTTAAACACTCCTAGCATCGTTTACAATGAAGTATCTAGTATAAAAGGCACATTAAGATTCACAGGCGAACTTAAAGCGTCTAAAATGCGTGCTGATTATGCAACAGCAAAAATAGAGATACTATGTGGAAACCGAAAAGAATACTTTTATGTTACTGACGATACTCCTAGTGCATCTTCTTCTTTTGTAAGATTTACAAAAGATATTATTGTTGAGAATGGCATGGATATAAAAGTACAAATATTATTAACATCTGTAGGAGCAGGAAATTTAGATGGTTCATATGCAGCTCGTGCAGAAATAGAAAAATTAACAATATTAAGGTAGGAATAAATTATGAAAAAACAAGTATATTATAATTCTTTAGATGAAAAAGAAAAAATAATTAGTGAAAACTCTAATTTATATGTTATAGAAATATATGAAACTTTAAATGAAAATTATTTAGTGTTATCAAGTAGTCCAATACAAGATGAAAAACTTAGTTATGAAGAATTAGAAAATGAATTATTAATTATGACTAATGAATTACAAGGAGGATTGTTATAATGAATATAAATAATGTTGTGGTAAGAATATTAGCAGAAAGAATATTAAATGGAGGGTTAAACCCTTTGAAAAATAGAGAGTTTCAACTTGATGATGTAACTAACACAGAATACAGAAAAGCAGTAGAGGATTATATTATAAAAAATAGTGGAGTAGTAGAAGGAATAGAACCAACAGCGTAGTAGGTTCTTTTTTTTATTGAAAGAAGGTGACTAAATGACTTTTAAAGAGTTAGTTAATAAAGTTAGAAATCTTGTATTAGAAGCAAAGAATGTAACTATAGAAGATACAGAGAATAACTTTACAAGTGATAATGTAGAAGGAGCATTAAAAGAGGTTTTTCAAAATGGAGTTAATGCTAAAAATAATGTAGTAACAGCATTAAACTCCAAGGGAGCAGAGGTTACTACAAGCGATACATGGGAAGAAATAAAGAATAAAATTGATATAAAAGAGGGGAGATTAGATTTAAGAGAAACAATACTTGCAAATAGTTATTCTTCATATTTGGTTACAAATGGTGCTATAAAATATATTGAAAAATATAGTGGGAGTTTAAAAGCATTAGAATATGAAGAACCCTATTTTTATGCAATTAAAGGTACACATTTAATTAAAATTAATGCAATTGATGAATCTGTAATTTTTGATATTACTTTAGCCAATGCTAACTTCTCATGTATCTGTGTTACTCAAGAGTATTTATTTATATCTGACAATACTAAATTATATAAAATAAATAAGTTAACAGGAAATGAAGCACAGTCAATAGAAGGTTCTTATTATAAGCTATGTACTTATGGGGAATTTATTTATGGAATATATGGAGATGAGACTTCTTCAATACTTCACAAAATAAGAATATCGGATATGTATATAATGCTAACTAAAGATATGTCCTCTGATAGAATTTATGACTTTGAAAGAGGCAAATTTGTATGTAATAATAATGGTATTTATGCTACAACAGAACACTCAAATTCAAGTGGTCTTACAGAATGTTACCTAACTAAAATAAATTTTGATTTTAGTGTTGCGAAAAGTTTTAGAATTGGAGGATATTTATATGAAAAAAACATTAAGTTTTTAAATGATTTTGTTTTTGTATCTGATAGTAGCAGAAGCATAGAAGTTGAGAGTGGTAAAAAAAGTGGATTAGCAAAATATGATGCAAATCTAAATTTGATTACTTATGGTGGGTCAGATAGATATGAAAATTTTGAAATATATAATGGATATATATATACATTTAATTCACTTTCTAGTAGCCCATTTATAAAAATAAATTTAAATACTCTTAAAGAAGTTAATAGCTACCGAACGCTCATTAACACAAATCCTCAAAAAGGTATGTTTATAATAAACAATATAATTTTTTTTATTGGTGGTGGCATTCACAGAAATATATTATCAAAAAAGGTTTATTCAGATGAAAAAGGAGAGGAATTATGATTTATTTAGGAAATTTTATGGAGACAGATGAACAAAATATAAAATATATTGGGATGATACACTATAAACCAACTTTACTATCAGAAGAAGAGTTAAAAAATGGAATTTTAATTGAGAAATTGCCAGTACAACAATATGTAGAAAATAAAGAAGCAAAGTTATTTATAAATATAGATACTAAAGAGGTTTTCTATAGATATACAGATATTAAAAGTAGCATAGAAGATAAAGTAAATTCTACAGAACAAACAATAGCAGATTTAACATTTCAATTAATGAGTAATGGGGTGATATAGTATGAATTGGTATAAGATAATAACAGATTTCTATAATAATGGTAATTGGACTAAAGAGCAAGTTAAAACAGCGGTTACAAAGAATAAGATAACAGCAAGTGAATATAAAGAAATTGTAAGAGAGGACTATATAGCGTAGTTCTTTTAAATAGACTTAGATAATTTCTAAGTCTTATTTTAATGCAGAATAAGGAGGAAATATGAACGTAACAATAGTTTTTTTAGCAACAAATATATTTATAAAATTAGTAATATTAGCAATAGCATTTGATACACTGTTAGGTTGCTTAAGAGCAATAAAAACACATCAGTTTAATAGCTCTTTTGGAATAAATGGAGGAATAAGAAAAGTAGCAATGATAGCATGTATATTTTTTCTAGCAGTAGTTGACATTCTTACAAAGTTTAACTTTTTATTTATGTTGCCACAAGATTGGGTTGATTTTTTGCGATTAAATCATCTTGGAATATCTGAATTTTTCTCTATTTTATTTATTCTATATGAAAGTGTAAGTATATTAAAAAATATGTACTTATGTGGATTACCAGTTCCTAAACGATTAAAAGAGAAAATAGGTAGTTTATTAGATACTATGACAGATGAATTAAATGTTAAAGGAGGTAGTAAATAATGAAAATATGTATAACAGTAGGACACAGTATTTTAAAAAGTGGAGCATGTACTTCTGCTGATGGAGTAGTTAACGAGTATCAATACAACAAATCTCTTGCACCAGTATTAGCAGATACATTTAGAAAAGAAGGGCATAAGGTAGATGTAATAATATGCCCAGAAAAGCAGTTTAAAACTAAGAATGAAGAAAAGTCTTATAAAATACCTAGAGTTAATAGTGGAGGATATGATTTACTTATAGAGTTACATTTAAATGCAAGTAACGGTCAAGGTAAAGGTTCAGAAGTCCTATATTATAGTAATAAAGGCTTAGAGTATGCAACTAGAATATGTGATAAACTAGGTACAGTATTTAAAAATAGAGGTGCTAAATTAGATAAAAGATTATATATCTTAAATAGTTCAAAGCCTACAGCAGTATTAATTGAAAGTTTCTTCTGTGATAATAAAGAAGATTATGATAAAGCTAAGAAACTAGGTCATGAAGGTATTGCTAAGTTAATTGTAGAAGGTGTATTAAATAAAAATATAAATAATGAGGGAGTTAAACAGATGTACAAACATACAATTGTTTATGATGGAGAAGTTGATAAGATACTTGCGAATGTGCTTAGTTGGGGCTATAGTCCAAGCAAAGTTTTAGTTTGTGATATAAAAGATTACGTACCAGGTCAGACGGAAAATTTATATGTTGTAGGAGGTGGCGCATGTGAAAAGATAAGTTCTATTACTAAAGAAAAATTTATTATGATAAAAGGTAATGATAGATTTGATACACTTTATAAAGCATTGGATTTTATTAATAGATAGATAAAAGTTATCAACTAGAAGTGGTTGTTTGTTGTGATAACTCTATTATTGTAATATAATGTAAATATATTATTGTGATAATGGAGGATTTATGTATGGATGCATTGGTTTATGAGAGATTTGTAAGAGCAGCTTTTAGTATTAAACTTAATAACTTGATTAATAGAAGCGAAGATTTAGGTGGATTGGCTGAAGCTGATATCTTTAGAGCAGCAAATAATTTACATGAATTAAATGAGATAAAAATAGGTACTGGGTATGCTATTGCAATATTTAATAATGAGATATTAGAGTCTTGTAATGTTTCTGATAATGATAGCAATAGAATGATTGAACTATTTGATAGAAGTTTAATTGCAACTTCTAGGGAGGAAATATTGGATATTATAAGAGAATATGAAACTTATAGAGGACGATATCTTACTTTTAATTGGAAGAGATAGAATGTTTAAGTTAGGAAGTAGTAATTATAGTTAGTTATTACTTTCTTTCACATATTTTTATTATTTCAATAAGATTATTTCCAAATAATAATTTATTCAATGATAATAAGTAGAAAATAAAATTTTGAATCAATATAAAATTTAATGAAATGAGGTAGTAAAATCATGGATAAAAAAATAGACATAGCGAAGTTTATAGTAAATAGAATTGATTACTATATTGAAAAATCAGATAATAAAGCTAGTTTTTTACTATTATTAAATAGCGCAATTATAGGTTTTTTATTTTCAGGGAAGGAAAAAATAATGAATCACTTAAGTATAAGTAATATCAGATGTTTAGAGATGCTATTTTACATTGTTATATTATGTATATTTGTTATTTCAATTTATTTTTCGATTATGGTTTTAAAGCCAAGGAATTCTAAAATAGAAAATGAATATAAATCTATTTTTTATTATAAAGAGATAGCATCTTTAAATAATGAACAGTACAAAGAAGCATTTGAAAATGCATTTAAAGACGAAGAAAACTTGATTAATGATGCACTTGTTCAAATAAAAGAATTATCTTTAATCTGTGATAAGAAAATGTATAATGTAAAAAAGTCAGTAGAAGCTTTTATTTTAGGTGGTATTATATTGTTTATATATATACTTGTAGTAGTTTTTAATGCTATTTAGAAAATGTTTTATTTGGTTAGTATTCCTCTATGAAGATAGAATCAAATCATAGAAGAATACTATTTACATATTTGTAGATTCTTGTAATTGATTTTCATTTAATTTTTTAAATGCTAGTTTTAAAGTTTCTTTAAAATCAGGTACTGTGTTTTCATTAAAATCTTCAAGTTCATCCTCTCCTATCCATGCAAGTTCATTATGTTTTGATGTGGGTTCAAATTTAGAAATATCATAATCATTTATTATTTCTGCGAGAGTTATAATGCCTTTGTGTAAACCATCACTTTTTTTAACTTGATAAATTGCTAGAGGTATAGGTTGGCAATCATCTTTTCTTGTGCAATCAGTAATAGGTTCAATGTTTATATTAAAATCTTTTTCATATTCATCTTTAATAGTATTTATAATTGAAGTTTCTAGACTTGCCTTAGCACAACCAAATTCCCATTTACTCGCATTATTATTTCTATTATCACTTCTTTTCGCAATTAATATTTTTGAAGTTGATTTATTATAACAAACCGCAACACAGTGTAATTCCATTAAATCTACTTTTATATAGTCTTTATCTATTGTATTTTTATCATAACTGGGGTTTGTTTTAGAAATTACGTCACCTATTTTTTCAATCTTATCACTAAGGTTTCTGTCTATAAGTATTTTATCCAAAGCCTTGTCTACAGAATTAAACATAAAAGAATCAATTAGTAATTTACTTTCTCCTTTTTTATTAAAAAAATATTCTCGAACCAATTCATTTTCTTCTATTTCATCAAAAGAAAAACTATCATCAAATTCTATATCATTATTTTTTCCTTTATTATGATACCAAATGATAGGGTATAGTTTATCTTTCCAGATACCCTTTAATTTTTTATATGTAATTATATGTAATTTAGATAAAATATCAGTTTTTCTTGATAATATATAAGCTAGTTCAAAACTAAGAACAAGTCTTTCTGGGCATGTTTGCTTTGATATTCTGAAACCAGCATCAATATCATTTCCTAAGAACTCAAATATTTTATAATTATTGGATAAATCGTACATAGCAGAAATATTTTCATATTGTTCATTATTTTCTAAAGCATTAAAATTAGGATTTCTTGATACTATAGCAATCCAGGCCGCTCCTTTTAATGAAATAATATTTTGAAGTTTCATTAAGTATTTTTCAGATTCAGAAAATCCTTCTAGTGTAGAGAATATATTACCACTTTTTATATCTTTAGCAGTGCTTGTTAAAATATCAAAGATTATATCTATGTATTTATAAATTTCATCATAATTTTTTAGTACGATAATGAAAATTACCTCATCACCAAGAACTCTCCAAAGTTGTGCTTTAAGGTTTTCATAAACTCTATATTGTAACTTACGAATTATATGTGATAATACCTTAGCCCATCCGCTATAATTTATATTTTTATATAATGATGAATTAGCTATATCAAAAGAAAAGAACAAAATCACTTCTGGATGATTAGGTTCTTTTTCTTTTTCATAAATATCAGTATTAATATTTTCTTGAAGTTTTTCCTTATACTTTTTAAGATTAAAAGCGTTTTCGTTTTTAGCTGAATTATGAACATTATTTACATTTTGAGTTTTATATTCTTTATCATCTACCATTGTAAATATCCTAACCATTTCCCTCTATTAGATGCTGCATAAGAGGAAACATTAAAGTATTCTGCAATTTTTGAAGTGTCGACCTTATTACCTACTGTGTTTTCATCCATAATTCTTTTATATTCATGTTTAGGCATCAACAAGGCTGCTGCAAATTCATTGGATTGATACTCCTTATTGGTATTGCCACTTCTAAAATACTGATTTCCATCTTGACTATTCCATAGTTCATCATCAATGCCATAACCCATGTGTAAAAATAAATGTCCAAGTTCATGAGCAATGGTAAAATTCTTTCTGGTATCTGGTTGATAAGGAGATACCACTATTTCAAATGAATCATCAACTTTTCTAATAAATCCATCAGAGTATCCACTTAAAGAACTATCTTCTATTACCTTGCCTCCTAAAGCATCAACAACTTGATTTATATTTACTATTGGAATTTGGATTTTGTATGTTTGGATAATATCTTGGGTTATATCATTAATTAGCTCTCTGATTTTGAAATCCATAAAATCACATCCTTATATAATATTTTATTTAAATAATTATTTATTATAATATTCATTATATCAAAAACTATTTTTTTTGGTACATTTAATATTAATTATTTTCATTAACCTTTTGTATTATACAATATAATTATACCATATAAAAACTGTTTTTTGTCGAATGTATGTTTGAAAAAATAAAAATTAGTAAATTATCTTAAAAATAATTAGATATACTTTGGAAGCAATAAGAATATTAACAATAAGATAAATCGTTGAAATACCAACATGTGTTAAATAATAACAATAAACAAATAATAAAATTTTAGATTTCAGAATATGAAAGAACCAAAAAACGATTAACTAGTAATCTTAATTAAATTCATTTAGTTGATGTTAAAGTATGAAAACTATAGTAGAAGTTGTAATAATAAAACGAACGAAAATTATCATACTAAAACATAATACATGCTATAATTGTATTAGATAAATGCTTGAATATATACCAAAAGTACTCTTTTTATAAGAGTGCTTATTTTTTTGAAATTCATCAACATATAAACTATCAAGAATATTACTCAACACACCTTAAAATTGATTTAAATTCTTTTTCATACACAAAGTTATATGATATAATAAAAAAGTAAATATGTAACCCCAACACATCTTTACTAAGTCAAACATTATTATATAGAGCATTCTTCATTATGGAGAGTGCTTTTTCATTTCTTTGAATAATCATGTTGATTATTTATAATATTTTCATTTAATTTATCTTTATCTATCAAATTTAATGCACAATTAATACAAATGTTAGTTTTCATATGACTTTTCTTATGAAAAGTAATATACTTATTATCATCTTTATTTATTCCTTTATTACAGTAATCACATAATATAGTCTTAGTCATATTTTTATTCCTTTCATTTTATATTTTCCATAATTAAGTTTAACATATTTAGTATATACCTATGTATATATATTTAAAACAATGTTTTTTATTGCAATATAGAATATATTGTATAAATAAAAAAATGGAGAATAGATATTTGATAATTGTAAAATTATGTTATAATTAAAATGCAAGAATATATCTTGCAAGAGGCTACAATCTAAGGGCGAAAGTTTTCGGAAATCACCTTCGAACGAAAGGGGGTGAGTATATGAAAACACTTATGTTTATACTTGTTATAGCGTATTACATTACTATTGTAATAAAATCTATTACAACAATAGTAAAGTCTATAACAAGATTATTAGATTCTATAAGTAGATTAAAAGAATCTTTACATAAACTAAGAAATCGTCCTGACGGCAATCAAGACGATTTCAATGAATAAATCATTACTTAAATTATTTTGAATTTGAAACTTCGCTCTAGGCTAATAGATTGTAGTTTCTTTTTTTGTTTTTGATACGAATTTACATCTTTATTATATCGCATTTTAAGAAAAAATAAAACTGTGAATGCTAGAAATATATTTTATTTTATCTCTAAGTATATATATTATTAGCCACCTAAAAAACTTTCATAAAAACAAAAAGAACAATATCTTTTTGGCAACTGGCTGGCATAATTTATAAGAATTTTATAAATCTTAGTCCCTATAGCTTTGCGTCACTAAATTTCTCTAGTTTTGCCGATTTAGTTTTATTCTACAACTAAAATAATACAATAGAATTAGTTATTATTCAACAGGATAGTTTGAAAATTGAATAATTCTATAGATATGAAAGTTATTTTTCTTCTAAGAAAACAAACTAAAACAGTAGAATATTTGGTAAAAATTACCTATAGTTTTTGTCTTAAAAAGCTCTTATTATTAACTTGAACTAGAACAATCGAAGGAGTGACATAAGTTGAAAGAAGAAATATTAGTAGAAAAATTATTAAGAGCAGAATTAATAGTAATGGAGTATTTATGGAAAAAAGATTCTCTAGTGACTAAAAAAGAAATTGTAAAAGAAATGAGACAGGTTTATAGATGGCATAAAAGTACAATAAAAATACTACTAAAAAGGCTAGTTGACAAAGGTTATTTGGCCAGAGATATTATAAAGTTTCAATCTCATTATAAAATAATAATAGATAACAAAGAATATTATGCTTTTAAGAAAAAAGTGTTAAAATCTAGCAAAAGCAGAAAAATAATGCGTTCTCTTACTACTACACATAAGTCTATAAGTAAAGAAAAACTAGACGCATTAGAAGAATATTATAGAAATTTAGAAGAATAATTTCGAGATGGAAAAAATTGGATGGTAATATTTAGTGTGATTCTCTTGTTTGGAAAACTTTATTGAGATAGAATTTAACATATACATAATTCGATAAAGGGGTGTGACTATGAAAATTAGTAAATTACCAGAAGCAGAATTAAAAGTTATGAGATATATTTGGGAAGCTAACGATGTATTAACGTCTAGGGAATTAGTTGCCGCAATGGAAGAAAAATACGAATGGAATGAATCAACTACATTCACAGTTTTAAAAAGGTTAGAGCGAAGGGAGTTTTTAAGTACAGAGAAAATAGGTAAACTTACACACTATAATGCAATGGTAAAAGAGAAAAAATATCTAAGATTTGAAACAAAGGAATTTTTGAAGAACATACATAAGAATTCAATTTCAAGTTTAATATCAGCGTTACATAGTAAAGATGATGAAGTGGATGAAGATAAATTAATTGAACTCGAAGAACATTTTAAAAATTTAAAAGAGAAAGAATAAATAAAGATTATTTTAGGTGGCAAATTATTTTTGCCACCTTTTTTGCCACCATGACAGTTTAATAAAATAAAATACAAATAAAGAAATATAAATAAAATAGAATAAAGAAATTGTTTTAGATAGGTTGTAAATAAATGTACTCATAAAAACATAAATAAATATAAATAAACATAAATAAAATATAAGAATTTCTGTGAGAAATGCACTTAATGAACTTGTAAAAGAAGATATATTATGTAAAAAACGTGGTAAAGGGACTTATGTAACAATACCAGAGAGAATAGAAGCAACATGTGCAGGAAATAGTTTTACTAATTCTTGTCATCGTATTAATGCAAAACCAAGTACCAAAATAATCTCTGTTTTAATAAAAAAAGCAGATAAGCAAGTAGCTGAAGCTTTAAGTATTGAACTAGAAGAGAAGGTAATATGTATTAAAAGACTTAGATTAATAGATGAAGTACCTGTTATTTTTGAAGTTGACTATTTTAGAATAGATTACATGTTTTTATTAAAAGAAGAATTAGAAGATAAATCTTTAATGGAGGTTATATCTAATAATATAAGCACATTACCTAAACGAGTAGAAAATATATTTGAAGTAAAACATTCAAACAAAGAATATTCTGACCATCTTAAATGTGCAAGTAATATGCCACTATTGAAAGTAAGACAATCGGTGTATACAGAAAATAATGATGTCTTATATTACAATGAGCAATTTATAAGAAGTGATAAGTACAAATATGCAGTATCAGCAGAAATATAA